CGACCGGATCGGTATGCGTGAGCGATACCTGAAACGCGCGGGCGCGTAGCTCGGGCACCGTCACCTCGAGCTCCTCCAAGTCGAGCCCGGATACCAACCAATTATCGACGTTCCAATCAGCTAGGTTCCAGTTGGCTCCGGGCGGCACCTGAAACGCGAGCAGACCCGTCGTCGAAAGCGCCTGATCGCCCGAGATTTGCACCGTGACCGACGTATTGGCGTCGACGCGTGCCACCATGCGGGCACGCTTGGCAAGCTTCGGCACGAGCGGCGTCCCATCATCGAGATAGGCCGTCGTCGCTTGCGAGACGATCGGCACCGGCGGCGAGCCGTCCTCGACATATGCGCCCGCTTGGTCGAGCAAGAGAATCTGCCCGGCACCGAGCGCCGCCCATTGCCGGTCGTCCTCGCTCGGGTGATTCTGCCATCGCGTGCTCGCGGTATACGCGGGCGTCGTATGCGGCCCCCACCACGACGGCGGGTCGCCGAGCCCGTGGCGCAAATCGAGCCACCATTGAATCGACGGAAACGCGGCCCCCGGGGGCGCAATGGCGAGCTTGTAAAAGCCGCGATGGAATACGGCCCACGACTTCCCGCGGGCGTCGGCGGGAATGCCCCGGATCGCCGTCTCGATGGGCCAGCCGATATCTTTCGGCTCTGTCGTCGACGGCGTAACCAGATAGACGCTGCGCTTGCCGCAAAAGACGACCCCAACCGTTGTCGGGCATATGGTGCGGTCGCTCGGGCACCCAATCTCCCCGGAAAGCTGCGCCAGACTCGAGCTCGGATCGTCGCTCGAGAGATCGCCTTGCCACATCCACGTCGTGACGGCGGTGAAAATGGCGAGCGGCGCCGTCGGCACCGCAACCGCCGACGAGAGCGGCACGACGGCAAGCCCGGTTACCGTGTCGCCCAAGTCACGCGTCAATGCCGTCGCGGGATAAAAGACCCCCTGGTCGCGGGCGGCCTGCTCGAGCCCCGGCACGAGCACCGCCGACGCCCAAACGCGGTTGCCCTCGGCACCGGGGCCACCGGCCCCGTAGAGGCACCCGCGGTGCGCGACAAGATGCGAGCCACGCCGTTGTACCGTTGACGGAATCGGAACGACCGTGGTGTCTACCGTCGGGTCGTCGTAGAGCGCGAAAACGGCGGGCGTGTTGACGGCAACGCCGTTCGGCGTCTGATCGTGTGCCCCCTCGATCATCTGGTCGGCACCGGCAACGAAGAGGTGCCATTGCTGATTGGCAGCGAGTCCCGCGGCCGGCGACGTGAATTGCAGCCGCACGCGGCTCGAGCCGTCGGTGGTCACACTGTGCACGTTGGCAATCTTGACCCAGCGATTTGCGGCGGTGTCGAAGATCGCCCACCGATACGAGTACGCGCCGGCAATCAGGTTCGAGTTGGGATCGGCAACGAATGTCGCCGCGAAACCCGTATCATCCGCCAACCCGAGCTGGAGCACGTCGACGGCAGCGTCGCCGAGGTGCACGTACTTGATCGGGTCGGTATCGTTGCCGATATACACCGTATCACCGAGCGAGGCGTATCCGTACCGGGCGCTCGGCGTCGTAAACGAGCCGTTCGATACGGCGGTAAAATTGCCGTCGTCGACGGACACAAGGATTTGATCGGCGCCGGTGGTCATGCAGACGACGGCATAGAGGTAGCGGTGCCCGTCGGAGCCCTCGTTGAGTCCGAGTCGGTCGACATAATCGACGCTCCCCGCGAGCGTCTGCCATTGTTGCGAGCCGTTGCGCTTGGTGAGAACGTATGTGAGCGCCGGTACCCAATTATTGGCCGCCACCAAAAAGCCGAGCGGCACAAACGCCGGGTCCATCGACTGGATACACCCGGTGAAATGCCGCACCGGTATCTTATGCTCTCTGTCGTCGGAGCCCGGCATCTACCACCCTTGCGGCCAGCCGCCGGACCACCCGCGCCACGGCGACCGGAAAACGGTCGGGTCGAGGGGAATGTCGGCGCGTTGCGAGCGGAGCGGCGCGGCGCCGAGCCGAATCGTCGCGAGGAGCTTATCTCGGATCGCCGCCTCTTGCACGGCTCGCGCGTCTCTCTCGTGTTCAAGCGCAAACACGTAGACGGCTTGGACGAGATAATTATGGTACGGAAACACCGGGATATCGTTCGGCTCGTTGGCGGGGGCCGGCTCCGCCGGGAGGCGCCGGTATCGCAGCAGCGCTTGCACAACGTGCCCCGTCGGGTCGGGGAAAAACGACGCCGTCGTGTCTGACCGAGAAACCGCCCAATAGAGCGGCGGCGAGCCGGCTTGCATGCCGGGGCCGGAGCGCGCGGATATCTCCTCGGGCGATATCTCGAGCGCAAACGTGTTTGGTGTCGGGTTGCCGTCATTCGAGAGAATCTGCAACCCGTGGTCGTCGACCGCCGTGACGAAATCGTCGGGAAGCGCCACCGTCGTCGCGGTGATTGTGAGCGGCGCCGACACGTAGAGAAATGGCCAATCCGCGAGCGAGTAGAGCTCGAAGAGGTGTTGACTCAAAAAATCCGTGGCGTCGGCGTCGAGCGCGCGGTTGCCCGCACGGTTCAACGCCAGGTCACGGATTCTCTGGCGAGTATATCGGCCCGGCGGTATCGTTGGCATGCGAGTGTGTCTCGTCGCCGGGCGGCGGTGCCGTCAACCCGAATTCGCGGCGGAGCTGCTCGACGGCGGCGTTATAGACTTTCACTTGCCGCTCCTCGAAGCTCGAGGCGGCGTCGAGGAGCGCGGCGTTGTTGCGTTTCACTTGCCCATCGAGCGCCTCACTCGCCGTGGCAATCTTTCGGGTCAGCTCCTCGGGCGTGTGGGCGGTAAAGGCGATCGACGTTTGCTCCCCCTCGCGCGTCACGCGCGTCAACTGACCCGAAAAGGGCGGTTGCTTGGTCGGCCCGTGTGGCATTTAGGCCCGCCCGATTGCCGCGGCTCGCTCGAGGATCTGGCCCGTATCGAGGTCGACCGTTTGGCCGCCGGCTCCCTCGGTCATGCGCGCCGCCTCTACCTGCTTGGCGTGGTGCACGAGGGTAAGGATCTCTCGCGCCTCGCATGACCAGACTTCGACTCTGCCGACGAATTGCTTGCGGTTGATGGTGACGGGCTTCGTACGCCCGTCGGGTTGCTTGAGCAGCGGCACGTCAAGCCCCACACGGTCGCAATTCGGGTGCAGCTCGGCATGCGTTGCCCGGCGGAGCCGAGCCGACACTTGCCGGGCAAATGTTTTCCCTTGCTCGTCGTCGGCCGCGCACACGTCGCGCCACGCCGCGTTGAGCGCATCCACCATGGCCGGCGTGAGCTTTTCCCGCGGGTGGTCGAGCGCGTATTGCACGAGCTCCTCGGGGCCGAGCTCCTCGAGGCTTTCCGGCTCGTCGTCGGGCGGCTCCGGCTCGGCGGCCGGGAGCGGATACTTGCGCGGCCGCCCCATTGCTAGTTAAAGGCGCTAAGACACTCAAAACGCCGGTAGAAATCCGTATTGAGAATGCACGTCTTGGTGTAGAATTTGAACCCGGCCTTGCGGCGCTGCTGCAACGGGTCCGAATCGCTCGCGGTTGCGGGCGTCAACGTCGCTTGCACGCGGGCACCGATCGCCGGCACGGCAAACGCCGACTTGCCGAAAATGTAACCCGTGTGCACGTTGCCCGCCGCGGGCGGGTCGGCGGTTGCCGGCGCGCCACTCGCGTTTGCCTGAATCGACACGCCGCCGCTGGTCATGGCGACATTGACCGTCGCCGCGGTGCCAGTAACGAAGGTCACAATCCCGGCGTAGAGGGGCACCGCGCCGCCCGGTTGCGATACATAGAGGTTATACCGGCCGGAGGGAGCCGAGGCGCCGATAGTGAATTGTACGTCAAACGCCGCGGCGTTGGTGACGTTGACCGTAGCTGTCTGCTGCGTCGACAACCCAGAAGTCGGGTCGGCGAGCGCGGCGACTACCTTGACCGTCGAGCCGGCGGTAAAGCCGACGTCGCCCGCCGGCAGCGCCGTCAGCGCGGCCGCCGAAACGCCGCTCGCACCGGTCGCAAGTAGCGACTGAATGGGAAGCAAGTTCGAGCGCTTCCACCGGACGCCACGCCACCGGCCCACCTCGGCGTTGAAAAGCGCCGTCGTCTCGCTGTACTGGTGCGAGAGGACGAACGTCTGATCCTTGGCGAGATCCTGCTCGGTGTAGGGGTCAATCACGCCGCCGTACATCGCGCCCGAAAACGTCGGGGCGCCGAGCTGGCGGAGCGTCGCGACAACCATCGAGACGAAATCCGTACCCGGCACGTCGCCCGCGACGAGCGCGGAGCGGGATGCGCGGTTGTTCGGAAACATCACGACGCCGCCCGCCATGAGCACCTTTTGAATTTCCCGGTCTTGCAACTCCGCCGACGCGTTGCCAAGCCGATCCTTGGCCGCCTGTAACGCCGGGTGCCGGGTGGTCATGAGCGCCACGTCGGAAAGGGTCGTCACCATGCCCCATTGCTCGAGCACGGCAGTAACCTTGTTGACGACGAGCGCCGTCGAGTCGGGCGTCACGCCCTCGACGATCGGCGAACCTGGAAGAGGGAGCCGCTCGTAGCGCTGCGCGGAGTACGTCTTACCCTCGCCCTCCGGCATGTTCGGCGTGTCGCCCATATCCTGAAACACGGTCAACTTTTCCGCGACGGCTAGCAGCTCCTCCTGTAGCCAAAGCGGCGCGAGGTCGTTGGCAAGGGTAGTGGAAGTCGAAAGCCCCGGGTCGGTGTAGCTATACGTTGTGCCCGCCATGGCGCGGCCCTCCTCCTACAAAACGACTCCCTCGAGCACCTTTCGTTTTTCCTCGAGGGGTAGGCGGGCAAACTCCTCTTTCGATTGCGGCGCCCGCGGTTGCTTGGTTGGCTCCGGCCCGGCTTTCTGCACCGTCGCTCCGCCCTCGGTGACGGCGGCGGCGGCGCTCGCGGCCCGGCGTTGCTGCTCGGCGGCTCTCTCCGATTCGCGCTCGGCGAGTAGAGTATCCATGTACTTTGGATCTTCCATGCGTCGCGACCGCACGGCGGCGACGGCTTGCTTGCGGGTAATGACTTGGCCGCGTTGGCGGTACTCCTGGCGTACCCGGTCGACCTCCTCGGCGAGCGTTTCGTATTTCGGCACCTCTTGCCGGGCGGAAATGAGGTCGACTACATCCGCCATGCCCTCGAGCCCGTTCAGAATCGGCCCGGCGAGTACCTGCAAGAACGCGGCGAAGATTGGCGCGTGCTGCTGCACCGTCTCCTCCGTCCATCCGCCGCCGAGCGATTGCGCCACGCGCCGGGCGTCGGCTTGCGTGAGCCGCACAAGCGGCATGGCTTGCTCGGGCGCTTGCTGCTGAGGCGTCAGGAGCCGGAGCGTGGCGTTAGCGGCGGCGAGCTCCTCGCGGGTGCGCGCGTGCTCTTGCCGGAGCGTGTCGAGCTCGGAGGGTGGTGGTGGGGCCGCCGGCTCGGCCGGGGTCGGAGGCGGCTCTACCGGAACGGCCCCGGGGGCGG